GAGCTCCAGAAAGTGGAGCAGATTGTGAAGGTTAATTTTCCAGTAAAATTCGGTAAAGGTACTTTGGGGCAGGTGCGTACGGGCCAGCTCGCGCGAGACGCCCTTGCGGATCAGTTCGTCATACGTATGAAAGGCCAGGTCACATGAAGCCTTTTGCTTGAGAAGGAGTGACGTTTCGTCACTCCCCCCGTACGGCTCCGCGCCGCCCTGGCCGCGGCTCGAGGACTGCTTACGGAGCTCCTCGGGCAAAAAGTAGTCGTCGGGCACGATCGAATATCGGGCCGACATCTCGTTCACGGACGCGGTCCGGTGCCGGAGCCACTGACGCGCCACGAAGATCGGGGCCCGAATATGAAACTTGAATTCGACCATCTCAAACGGCGTCGTGTGCTTGTGACGCATGAGATAGCGGATGAGGGCCCGGTCGTCGCTCACGGACTTGGTCCCGGGCCCATAAGAAACACGGGCGGCCTGGACGATGGCCGCATCCGAACCCATATGGTCCACGAGACGGGCACTCATTTTACAGTTTTACGTTGCGCTTTTTTAAGCGGGGAAGTGAGCCCGACTAAAAAAACGCTCCCGGTGCGGTTCGAACGCACGACTTGCAGGTCTCGGTTAATTTTGTTCCCAAATTAACAGCCTGCCACTCTACCGACTGAGTTACAGGAGCACGGAACAGTTTAGCGACGTATTCGGGTCGAAGGTTCCAGGGAGGTTCGATCTCCCATTTCAGGATTCAGAGTCCTATGTACTAACCAATTATACTATGGAACCGTAAGTGCTTTCGATGAGTTTCGATCTCATTACCTCCCGCTTACTAAACGGGTGCTCTACCAACTGAGCTACGAAAGCTGCCCCTGACAGGTTTCGAACCTGTGACCCCGGCGTTATTAGCACCGTGCTCTAACCAACTGAGCTACAAGGGCGCGTTTCTGACCTACGTGAATCGAACACGTGACCTAAAGATAATTGACTATCCCGGACAGACACTGGGTGCCTACAGTCTTTCGCTCTACCAATTGAGCTAAGGTCAGATATTACTGGAGGATGTTATTATTCTCCAGATTTTGCGCACACCGGGACTCGAACCCGGCCTTGAGCCTTGGAAGGGCGCTGTACTAACCCCTATACTATGTGCGCGCGGCTGCATCGGACGGGATTCGAACCCGTGCAGCTTGCGCTAGCGGGACTTTCAGTCAGGTGCGAAGCACCTGTTCCAGCCAGACTTGAATCCGCCTCCTTGGACCACTCGGACACCGATGCATCAAGACATTGGGTAAATTTTGCGAGCCCCAACGAGTCTGGTCCGACACCCAGGGCAGTCCCGTTTGTTCTGGGTCCGGGTCCAGCAGGGCTCGCACATGACGTGCCCGCATGGGTCAAAACAAAGGTCAATTAACCGGTCCATACAAACAAAGCAAGTGAACTTGGCGTACCTTTCGGCGTTCGTCTCCTGTAGGATCCGCTTCTGCGCGTCGACCACCCCCTTAATCTCCCCACATTGTTGAGTCAGGGCCGAGATGCCCTCATCGGACTCGAAGTTGTCTATAAGATTCGCGAGCGTTTCCTTTAAGCTAGGCGAGGACACATTATCGGCCATCATCTTGAGAACCCCGATCTCCTCCTGTTTTTCACTCAAAATTGAGAGGTTCCGGACCAGGGCGACCTGATTCCGGGCGAGTTCCATTTTGAAATCGCCCAGGGTCTTTTCAAAGTTCTTCCAATTATCAGGGAGCTCGCAAGGAATAGCCTGGACCGTGTCCGCCGGCTGGGGCCTCAGAATCTCCGATAAAAGACCCGCCGGATCTATATACGCAAAGTTCATTTAAGTATAAAATAAAAATATCCTTAATTATAAAATGCCCGGCTTGCTGAGTGATATCATTACGTTGATCCTGGGCCTGGCCCTGATCCTGTTCGGCGTCCAGCCAATGCTCCAGCCAGAAGTCCGTAAGGACTATACCGAGGCCATCAAGAACACGACCCTGGTGATGGGCGGTCTGTTCCTCGTGTATTGGTGGAACGAGAACACCAAGGCCAACTTCGCACCCTAAAGAAACACCCCGGACGGTCCGGGACCACGTAGTGTTTTTGTATGAAAATGTAAATAGACCAGCCTAGTTGACTTTCCAGTAAACGTCGGGCCTCGTCCCCAATTTCAGGCGGAAATTCTTCGATCATTATCCTCAAGAGCTGTTCGACATCTTCCCGGGATAGGTCCCAGGTTGTCGCGGCCTCGAGCAATTCAAGAACGGAATTCGTCTGGATACTCTTCAGGCGGCCGGCCCAGTCCTTGAGTTGCGCGTTCCTTACCCGATCCAGGAGTTCCTCGATCGTCAGGTCGGGTTGTTGGGCCGCAATTTCTTTCATAAGTTTTGGGCCCGACATTATTTTGCTTTTATATAGTAATGGCTGCCGACTTTAATATGTTTTTCTTCGTCATCTTTGTGATCCTGCTCGCGGCCCTGGCGATTGCGAACATGGTCGCGGCCCAGTCCACGCAGTATCGCAAGCCGGGCCAGATGTACTTTGGGCTGCTTTACATGGTCGGGGCAATCATTCTGATCGTATATAAAATTAACAATCCTTAGAAAGTAAATGAAGAAGACGCACCTCGTGGGTCACATCGAGGGCGTATGGGTCGCACGGAGCACCCATCTCGAGAATATTATGAATCGAATCGCTGAAAAGTGCGGGTTCACAGTGGTGGCCCGGGCTTTTCACCAATTTGAGCCCCATGGTACAACGGGCGTTCTCGTTCTGGCCGAGAGCCACTTCTCGGCCCATACGTACCCAGAGGACAATAAGATTTATATCGATGTTTTTTGCTGCTCTCCCAATTTTGATCCAGAATTCTGCATCGTGACGATCGAGGAAGAGTTTGCGGCCCTCAAGGGCGACTGGCGGGTGCTGGATCGAGTCTAGACCTCCTTCATGAAGCCGTTGCGATCAGCCGCGGCACGACCACCCTCGAGCTTCGTCTTGAGCCAGCAGTGGCCGTTTTTCGGGTTGCGGATGAACCCGTTGCAACCCGCCGTGCCTGCACAGGCCCGAGCGCACTCACCCGGGCCCCCATCCATCTCCCTGATATCATTGTAAGGGTAGTCATATCCCACGCTGATGCGCGTGAATCCGTCCGTCTGATACGCCGCCTTCTTGGGGGCCATCCAGCCCAGGATCAAGCCGAAAAAGAAGGCCAGCAGTACGAGAGTATAGTTCATTTTATATTTAATGTATAAAATTCTGCCCCAAGGACCCCGATCCGGTTCTTGGGGCCGAAGCCCGTTTTTTTTTGATTTTTTTGATTGTTCCGCGTCACGAGTACTACGTACTCGGTCCGTCTAGTTGGAGAAGGCCAGGCCGCCCATGCCAGACTGGATACGCAGGATGTTGTAGTTCACCGCGAACATCTTCTGCAGAGGGGTCGAGTAGCCGCTCTTCATGTTGATCGCCACCTGGGCGTTGTCAATACGAGAGAAGTTGCACGTGCCGGTCGGCTGGTGCTCCTCGGGCTGCAGCGCGAAGGAGTACACGTAGATGCCCGGGTACGGGGTGCCGCTGTGGTACACGTACGGCTGGTACTGGTTGAAGTACTTGCCGATCTGCTCCTTGAAGCGGTCCTGGCCGTTCAGCACCAGCTTGAAGTTGTACAGGGGGCCCACCTCGCAAGAGGCCGCCGTGGTCGTGTTGGACGTGCCCTCCTCGACCCAGCCAATGTTGGAGGTCAGGGTGCCCGCAGTCGTGGACGCCGGGGCAATGTTGGAGAACAGGCGGGGCGCGCCCAGAGTGTGGGGCAGAGCCGAGTAAGAGACCGTGGGGTGCGTGTTGACCGTCACGTTCACGTTCTGGGCCGAGGTGGAGAAGTTCCACATGCTGTTGGTGGCCGTGGAGGTGGTGTTCTGGTAGCACCAGATCAGCTCCTTCACCGGGTGGTTGTAGGACAGACGGATCGTCTGGGCGCCCGGGTTGCCCGAGGCCGTGATAGAGTCACCGCCGGTGTGCTGCACCTGCTCGATCAGGTACTCGTGGCCCTTCTGGGCGAAGCGGCGGCGCTCCTCAGTGTCCAGGTACACGTAGTTGGCCCACACCTCGAACACCGGGCTGTTGCTGCCGAAGTAGCTCGAGAAGGTCGCCGTCAGGTCGAAGTCCAGGCGGACCTCGTGGTACTGCAGGGCGATCAGGGGCAGGAACAGGCCCGGGTTGCGGTTGAAGAAGAACAGCAGGGGCAGGTACACGTAGCAACGGTTCGTGCCGTCGGACGGCAGGGGGTTCGCGCACGAGGTCAGCTTGCCGTAGTTGATCTTGTCGGACTCCGACAGGAACACCTCAGCGTACAGGCGGAACCAGGTCTGGTAGTGCTTGTCGATGCGCTGACCGCCGATCGTCAGCTCCACGGCCGCGATGGCGCGCTCGGCCACCCAGCACGTGTCGTAGCCGGCGTTGTTGGACGTCAGCATGGTCGCGCTGGACGGCACCAGAGCCACGTACATGTCGCCGACCAGATCGCCGTTGCGGGCGATGGTCACGGACACGCGGCCGCTGGGGGAGGGCGTACCGTTCACCGTCTGCTGAATGTTCTCCATCGCGAAGTTGGTGTGACGCTTGTACACCGCCTGGAAGAAGGTCACCTTCGGCTGACCCGTCAGATACACATCCTGAGCACCGTAAGCAACCAGCTGCATAAGACCACCCGCCATTTGTAATAGTACTCAAGAAAAAAATTTGGCGGCGAGCACGAGCGCGTAGCGCTCGGGATCTAGTTCGAGAAGACCAGACCACCCATACCCGACGCAATCTTGAGGACGTTATAGTTGACCGCAAACATCTTCTGGAGCAGGTTCGTCGGCATACCCGTCTTCAGGTACACAGAGACCTCGGCCTGGTCGATGCGGCTGAAGTTGCACGTGCCGCTCGGCTGGATCTCCTCGGGCTTGAGCGCGAACGAGTACACGTAGATGCCCGGGTACGGAGAACCCTCGTGGTACTGGTACGGCTGGTACTGGTTAAAGTACTTACCGGGCTGCTCGATGAAACGATCCGTGCCGTTCAGCATCAGCTTCAGCTTGTGGAGCGGACCGACCTCCTGACCGTACGTGGTGTTGGAGCTCGGCACCGGCAGGCCCCCCTCGACCCACAGGCCCGTGCCCGAGACCACATTGGACTGGACCGCAATCCCTGCATCCGACGTGATGTTGCTAGTCGAAACGGAAATGTTCGACGTCACAAACAGGTTGGAACTCAGGAGCGACGGAATGTACAGCACTGGCGAGCCCGTCTTATGAGGCTCCAGGAATCCTCCATTCGCGGCCACCTTGTTGACGTCGACGGTCACCTCGACATTCGCAACGCTGGACGAGAAGTTCCACAGGGCATTGCGATTCGTGGCCGGAGAAGGGTCCTGGTAACACCAAATCAGCTCCTTGACTGGGTGGTTGTAGTTCAGACGGATTACACTCGGGCTATTCTCGTTGGTCGAGCCGACCGGGTCAGCCGCCACATGCTGGACCTGCTCGATCAGGTACTCGTGAGAGCCCCGGGCGTAGCGGTCACGTTCGGCCGTGTCGAGATACACGTAATTGGCCCAGACCTGGATCGGGTTCGTGCCGAAGTAATTGGCGTAGACCGAGCTCAGAGTGAAGTCGATGCGGACCTCGTGGTACTGGAGGGCAATGATCGGCAGGTACATGCCCGGATTCCGGTTGAAAAAGAAGAGCAGGGGCAGGATCGCCTGGGACGTCGACGTCTGGCCGACATTGTTCGGCACGGCCAGGGACGCCAGCTTTCCGTAATTCACCTTCTTGGTCTCATTCAGGAACACCTCGGCATACAGGCGGAACCAGGTCTGGTAGTGCTTGTCGATGGACTGGCCCCCGATAAAC